ACTGACTGGCGTGGTCGTGCTGGCACATCTATCCCTGCGATTACCTCTGGGACTGTGAAACTAATTCAGTTCTCTTCGGTTTTAGGTTGGGTTGTTGTTCAAACTGGTTGGGATAACCTAAAGCGTAAAACTAAATACATTGGCTATTGCCATCTTTTCTGTGATGTTCATGGAGCAAAGTGTGAAGGCCCCTCTAAGGGGTGCAGAGCACCTTCGGCTCGTTATCGTGTAGGTCAAAAAGTGAAGGCTGGTGAAAAGTTTGGAATACGAATCGGAAACTCGGGAAGTGCCACAACAGGAGCTCACCTCCACGCCACAATCGGGGGAACACTCAAGTCCGTCTTCGGCCCAACCAAATCCAAAGAAGACCTCTACAAATTTATTCAACGCCAGCGTGAAGGGGCAAAGGGGAAACAAACGAACCCGAAAACGCCAGCGGTGGTTCTTCCAGTAAAGAGATGCCCATGTTGCAAGCGACCTTTCGAAAGTTAGCCGATGCTGTATTTATGCTCAAAGATGAGCCTGAATCAGAAGACGGCCCAAGCTGGAAGTTCCGTAGAAAACTAATCTTCGGTTCTTATCGTCTTGGCTTTGCCATGATTATCTTCGGTGCGGCTACTTTTCTTGTTGACCAATGGGGAGTAGGCGTGACTCTTATCACTGGTGGGGTTTCACTTATTTCTATAATCACCACGGCTTATACCGCCTCTGCGACCTGGCAAGACACTAGACTGTATGAGGAACATTACGACTAGGAGTATCTATGTTTACATTTGCATTTTGGAACTACGCTGGAGAAAGAGCTATCAAGACTGTTGCTCAGGCCGCACTTGCTTACCTGGGTTCGGGAACTGTCGGTCTTTTTGAGATTGACTGGACTGGCATGGCTTCGGTCTCGCTAGGTGCAGGACTGCTTTCGGTTCTGACCTCAATCGTTACAAAGAAAGACTAAGCAAACTTTCTCGCCCTTTTACGGCGTTTCCAGTTTCTTTCGGCGGCGGCTCGCATCTGCTTTCTTTCATGCGGTGCGAGCCCGCCCCAAACTCCATCTGTTTCATTAGCTTCTAGTGCATACTCGAGGCAAGTCTTAGCAACTGGGCAAATACTGCACAGTTGTTTAGCTTCTTTAAAGTGTGACTGCTGAGATAGGCCTTGCCGCTCATTTATCCCGAACCAAAGCTCAGGGTCAGTGGTCTGACAGGGTGGAATTATTGGGGCTTCTTCTATTTCTTTTTGTAGTCTTAGATAAATTCTTTGTGCGTCCATGCGGTGAAGCTACAGCATGTCAAATTGTTTTGTCAAATCAACGCTCATCGGGGCTAGTCCCGCCCCAGATTCCATGACGCTCATCATTCTTTAGGGCATACTCAAAGCACTGTTTTTGTATCGGGCAAAGAGTACAAAGTTTTTTGGCCAAGATTGTTGCCGCTTGCCTCGTCTCGGGCTCAGGGAAGTCTTCTGGAAACCAAAACTTAGGGAACAGTTCGCAGGGCACTGTGCCAGCCGTATGAATTGAAGATAACAATTTCATATACTCGCTGGAAAAATGTCCGTAGGCATGCATAAGATAAGGCTATCCAAGAAAGGAAAGAAATGGAACTTTATGCACCAGAGATTCTAAATGACGCAAAACTACTCGGTATCTATGAGTCAGGAAGCCCTGAGTGGCATGCTGCAAGGACTTTTAGTGTCGGGGGTAGTGAAGTAGGCACCATACTTGGTTTGAACCCCTACGAGAGTGCCTACGCTCTTTGGGCAAAGAAAACAGGGAAGATACCCAGCCAGATAAAAGAGAACTGGGCTATTCGGTTCGGCAAGGCTTTTGAGAGTCCCATTTTGGGACTATGGGAGGAGGAGCACCCTGACTGGGAGCTTTTCGAAACAGGCACCTATCAAGATGCTGAGTATGACTTTATGCATGTCAACCCTGACGCTTTGGCTCGACACAGAGAAACTGGCGAGTGGCAGATTATTGAGGTAAAGACAGCCAGACAGACTTGGGATGTCGTGCCTCCTGCTTACATTGCACAAGTCCTGCACTATGCGGGAGTGCTCAAAATACAGAGAATGAGCTTGGTCGCAGTTGCGGGCATGACTTGGAACGAATACGAAATCCCATTCAACCAACTACAGATTGACATTCAGCGTGAGGCAATCGTTAGATTTTGGGAGTCGGTCATAAATGACATCAAACCCGACTGGGATGGTTCGGAGAGCACCTACAACGCCGTAAGAATTCAGCACCCAGAAATTGAGCCTAGAGAGGCTTTCTTGGGCGACATAGGGTTTGAGCTTATAGACGCTCAGAAAGACGCTGACAGAGCCGCTCAGAGGCTTCTGTATGCCAAATCTCAGGCATTGTTCAAGATGGGCATTGCAAAATGGGGAACTGTAAGACTTGACGATGGCACAACAAAGCGTGTAGCGTCTAGACAAATTCGAGGCGGAAGTCCCGTCTTGATTACAAATCGGAAGGAGATGTAATGGATATCGGAATCGGAAGTTATATCACATTACAAAAAGGTGTAACTCAAATCACTGGCCTTGTTGACGGACTAAAAGTCAATGAGGAGGGGCTTGAGCGAATTAGCATCATGGAACTTGACCACTGGTTTTACATGTATCAAGGATGGCAGTTTGTAGCAGAGGAGGGCGATGATGCCGAAGTTCAACCTGAATGATTACGAAACAGTAGAAGAACGAATCAAAAGGTTCTACGCTGAATACCCTGACGGCAGGATTGTCACAGAGCTGGTGCACTTTGATGATGTGCACCCCCGCACTTGGGTATTTAGAGCGTCTGTTTATCTGACCGCTGGTGACCAAGCGGCAGAGCTACCAAAAGCAACTGGCTACGCTTCAGAGATTGACGGCACAGGCGGGGCAAATAACGGCAGTGCCTGTGAGAACAGCGAAACGAGCAGTATCGGTAGGTGCCTCTCAAACATGTCTATGTCTGGCAACAAGCGAGCCAGCCGTAGCGAGATGGAGAAGGTCAACAACCTGGCTGACCGTGATTGGGTAGCAGAGGCAGATAAGATTACGGATGTAACTGGTTTGCGTTGGTTATACGCTCAGGCGAAAGGCGCAGGAGCATCTGATGAGCAACTTGAGAGGATAGAAGCTCGTGGCAAAATCCTCAGTGCAAGTAGCGAAAGTCAAGGAGCTGACGGAAGCCTATCAAATGGCCAAAGTTCAGGGAAAACCAAATGAGGCCGAGTTCTGGAACAGAGAGCTCGTCTGGCATCTGTGGAGGTTAAGTGCTTCCATCGCAAATAGTTCAGGAGATAGCCCGACTGAATCAGGAGAACTCTAGGGGTGCAGATGCTCTCTATGAGTCTGAGGTCGCATTAGCTCACGCCGAGCATGAGCTCGACCTGATTGAGCAGAAGGCTTTTATCAAGACACAGGGCACAGTAGCGGATAGAACCGCACTTGCCAAACTAGAATCTGCGGATGCAAGGTTGCAAAGAGATTTGCGTAAAGCCGAACATAATCGCATCAAAATGAAAATCAAGACAATTGAGACTTCCCTGATGGCCTTAGGCACTCAGGTAAAGCTCGTGCAAGCGGAGATGAGATGATTACACAAAGGATAAGAAATACCCTAAAAGCCCGTGATGGCTACTGTTTACACTGCGGCGAAGACGACAACCTTGTGATACACCATCGCAAAAATCGTGGTGTAGGTGGCTCAAAACTTCTAGACCACTACGCAAACCTGCTCATGGTGTGCCAAGAATACAATTTCAAGATGGAGGCCGATTCGGTCTTAGCTCAAGACGCAAGAGACCATGGACACAAGCTAAACAGCTGGCAGGACTTCTCAGAGCCCGTTTATGACCTCTGCGATGGTAATTGGTATGTCTTGAATGAAGACGGCTCTAGGAGCGTTGTAGAGCCTCCTGAGAGTATGTTCTGATGCCCCTCATAAGAGGACATCACGCTTTTGACGACCACTACACACAAATTCCTAACGCATGGCTTAGGGATACAAGGCTGACATTCAAAGCCCGTGGTGTTTTGGCAATGATTATGAGTCACACCGCTGGATGGTCATTGAGCATTGCGTCTTTGGCGGCTAGAAATCAAGAGGGTAAAGACGCTCTCAGGTCAGCTATCAAAGAGCTTGAAGACATCGGTTATCTGATACGAACTCAGGAAAATGATGGTGGACGATTCGGTGAAACTGTATGGGTTACGCAAGACCCTGCGGATTTACCGTTGGCGGGTTTTCCGTCATCGGATAATCCGACCCCTAAGAAGAACATAGTTAAAGAAGAACAAGTTAAGAAAAACAATGACGAGTTATTTCAAGAGTTCTGGAATGCCTATCCTCGCAAGCTGGATAAGGCAAAAGCATTTAGGGCATTCAAGTCTGCACTCAAAAGAACGAAGTTCGAGGACATCCTTGCTGGGGTGATTGCATATCGCAACGACCCTAAGCGTGACCCCGACTTTACGAAGTATCCCGCAACTTGGTTGAATAACGATTCTTGGGAGAATGCCGCAACTGCTCCCGAAACTGAGGCCAGCAAGATTCGGAAAGAAAAAGAACGACAGGCATCTCAGGAGTTTCTCGCAGAGCAAGCTCGGTTAGCGGCTCAAGCTGCCCCTCCTCCTAAGTGTCCTCATGGTAAGACAATCGCACTTTGTCAGCAGTGCCTTGAAAAATAAATGCCAGAGGCTAGGCTTAGTATGTGGATGAGTTTGTTGATTGTGCCCGCTGTGGCTTCACCTTTGCAGTCAATCGCAAAAGAAAGAAGTTGCGAATGCTTTGTGAAAGCTGTAGAGTGAATAAAGCAACAACGATTCAGTCAGGCGACCTAAAGTGTCTCCCCTGGCACGGAAAATTTGATAACGATATGAAAACCCCTGTAGATGACAACGGAGACCCCGTCCTCGCAGGAAGACGAATTTGTGGAAATGCTGACTGTGTTTCCCCAAGCCATGTGGAAGGATAGAAATGGCACAGGTAAAAATTCAGAACGCAACAGTAACTCGCATCATCCCTAACTACGGCTTCAAGGCCGCATGTGAGATTCCAACCAAGTCGGGTGACACCCGCAAAGAGACCTACACTGTCTGGACTGACACTAAGGTTTCAGAGGGAGACATCGTAAACATTGTCGGAGTCCTTGGTGTGAAAATGGAAGAGTTCACAAACAGGGAGGGTAAGCAGGTTACCTACGCTGCTATCCATGTGAACAATGCCAAGGTAGAGACGGACGCACCCTTCTAATGGGCGCAGTGGTCGGTCTGGTAACAGCAGTGCTTTTAGGCATACTTGCGGCTCAGGCCGAACCCATCACGGCTACTCTCGGATACATCTGGGCAGTGGTTCACCTGTTTGCGACAGTGCGATACTGGAATGACAATCTTTCTAACGATTGAGGGCGACCCAGCCCCACAGGGCTCCAAGAGAATAATCAAGGGGCGACTGATTGAGGCTTCGTCAACAAAGCTAAAGAAATGGCGAGCCGCCATCGCACAGGCTTGTTTGTCGGTTGTAAACGAAGACCACAAGCTAATGATTGGCCCAGTAAGGGTAGAGGTTATCTTCTATCTCCCAAGACCCAAATCCGTCCCGAAACACAAACGGCCTTGGCCTATAGTCCCGCCCGATTTGGACAAGCTTTGTAGGGGACTCCTAGACGGCATTGGTCAGTCTGAGGTTATCTGGGGAGACGATTCTCAAGTCATAGAACTTACAGCTTGGAAAGCCTATGCGGATGATGGTGCACCTGGTGCTCAGGTCAGGATAGAAGCTTTATAACAAATTGATAACACTGACAAAAAATGCTTGCATTCGGTCAGAAAAATCTTTAGAGTCATTCTTGAAAGGAGAGCAAATGAAAGCCTCAGACAAGATGACAGTAAAACAAGTAAAGAATCAAATTGAATTTCATGTTGATGCATTGTTCCAGAAAGGCTATGAGCTTGGTTGGAACTCAGTCATAGAAGAGCTGGAACAACTTGCAGACAGAGAATGGAATCTAAATAACCGAACCTCATCAGAGGTCATAAGAAAAGCAATTGTAAAAGTAAAAGGAGAGGACTGGAACGATGTGGCATAACTGGTCAGATTTCTGGTATGACACCGCTGACTTTTTCTTCGGCAAGCAAATGGACAAAGCGTATAGTCAAGGTATTCGTGCTGGCTCAGAGTATGCCGCTCGAAACATCTCAAACAAGATACACAATGTAGATACAAAGTCCATGACAAAGACTCAGGTAATCGGGCACAATGCCGCTGTGGAAGCAATGATTGTCGCTAAGAAAGAGATTATGCGACAGACGGGGGCAATGCTGTGATGAAGATTACAGTCTGGGAGCTCCCCAATTGTGTGCAGTGTATGCAAACAAAGCGTGAGTTTGACAAACTCGGTATCCAGTATTCGGTCAGACAGCTAAATCGCTCACCAAAAGCTGTAGAGCGTTTCAAGGAGATGTTCTTGATTGCCGCCCCCATTGTGGAAACAGACGATAGAAGGTGGAGTGGGTTCCGTTTGAACAGGATTCGGTCACTCTACAATCACCTGAGACACGAAAGGGACTTGGGCATCAATGTCCCGCTAGAGCCATTACGACAAGTAGCAGACGAGGTTGGCGATGAGTGACATCAATGACCTGATTCACACAAACGCTCGCTTTGCTTTTGACCAAGGCGTAAAGACGGAGCGTGAACGCATCATTGCACAACTAATGCAATATGTCACCGACCTAAAAGAGTGCGGTAAGAAAGATAACTGCTTAGACATTGCATTAGCAGTCGAAGGACAGATTGAGGACATCAAAGGAGAACAGAAGTGAACCAGAAGCAGTATCAAAGCAATCAAAGAATCTACGCTGATTTTCGGCAGGCCGCAGGGCTTCTAAAAGACCCACACCTAGTGTGGTCTGCCGATTTAGATTCCATTAGGGAAGACCTCGCCGCTTACCTAGAGGAAAGAGCCTCTCTCGGGACAGAAAACAGCCCTAGTCTGATTTCGGTTGTGCAGAGATTTATTGCTGACGAGAACGACATAACGATTGGAGACTAAATGCTGGAGGGGCTCGAAATACCCAACACTTATGTCAATAACTGTAAAGTCAAGAAAACGGCTGAATCACTAAGCGAATCAGACAGAGACATTCTTTATTCGGCTTGCGATAACATCAAATGGCCTGCAAAGGCCCTAGCAAGGCAGTTGTTAGAGAAAGGCATTGAAATAAGTGACACGACTATCCTTAGACATCGCCGCAGAGAATGCAAATGCGGATAGGCTTAAGTAGATGCTTGAGAATTTACAGCCTGCTCCTAAAGTGGAGTCGCCGCCAAATGTCAGAGTTGGCATTGAGTTCGATGGGACTGAGGGAACGGCACAAACGCCTGCCCTTGATGCCCCTAACTTCGATGAGTTCCTGACTGACGCTGGGTTCAACCCTGACGAGATAGAAATTGTAGGGATACCTAGAACATCACGCTGGCAGAGGTATGACGGCGAGTGGCTTACAGCGTATAGGTTTCAGTTCCGCAAGAAGACGGCAGGCATTGACCTGCCTCTTCTTTTGCAGGAGGCAAAGAAGAAAGCTAAGAAACCCGCTCGTCTGCAAAAAACAGACAAGTGCCTCGTAGTTCTATGGTCAGACCTTCAGGTAGGCAAAGTAGATTACAGGGGCAACACTCAGTCTCTCGTAGAGCGTGTAGAACTGATGCAGGCTCGGCTTATGGAACAGGTGAAGCGAGAGAAACCCCGCAAGGTAATCTTCGCAGACCTCGGTGACACTGTAGAGAACTTCAGCAATGCTGCGGATATGGCTCAGTTACAGAGCAATGACCTCTCGATTATGGAGCAGGTGGATTTAGCCACCACATTTGCTTGGCAGACCCTTCGTATGCTGGCAGAAAAAGTGCCCGACATAACCTATGCTTCGGTTGGCTCAAACCACTGCCAGTGGCGGGTGAACAAACAGGTAGTAGGAAAACCCTCAGATGATTGGGGCATCTTTATTGGTCGGCAACTTGCAAGATTAAGTAAGGAAATTTCCTTACCTATCAAATTCTTAGAGCCACAGCCGCATGATGAGTCTCTAGCCGTAGATGTCTTCGGTGACGGCTTCCACATCCTCGGTATTGTTCACGGGCATCAAGCCAAGCGACCCGACATGATGGCAACCTGGTGGCGAGGCCAAGCATTCGGCAGGCAACCCGTTGCAGACGCTTCGGTCTTAGTTCACGGCCACTGGCATCACCTTCGGGTTACAGAGATGGGTTCAACACCTAGAGGCACTTCTCGGTTCCTCGTAATGGCACCGACTATGGATAACGGCTCAGGCTGGTGGCGCAAGGTAACAGGTGAGGATTCGGTTCCAGGGTTGGCTACATTCTTCTTAGAAAAGGGCACGGACTTCACGGGAACTGTTTACAAATTGTGATTGAGCCGCACTTTGACCACGACTTCACCCGAGGAAAAGTTGGGGAAGATTTAGTCGGGACATTTCTAGAAGACCTACAGGGCAAAAAGATAGAAGTCAAAACTGATTATCGTGTCTGGGAAACGGGCAATGTCTATGTAGAAACTTGGCAGTATCACAAACCAGATGCTAGTGACAAAAAGCGCAGTGGGATAAATGTCACAGAATCAGAGTATTTCTGCTTTGCTTCATCAGAAGGACTTGGTTTTGTAATGATAAAGACAGATGCCCTAAAAGAATTGATGCGAGACACAGACCCAAAAGAAACTCGACAGCCTAAGATAAACGACAACACAAACGCCAGTATTGGTAGGTTGGTAAAGATGTCAGACATTATGAAAAAGATTCGGTTGTGGAAAGATGCCTAACTATATGTATGTATGTAAGTGCGGTCACAAGCAGGAGATGCAACATAGCATTCACATTGACCCACAAGTTCGGTGCATAAAGTGCACACTCACAATGGAGAGAAGACCGCAGGGGGCTCTTGTGAGATTTATGGGAGGGGGGTTCTATACAAATGACTCCAAGAAGCCCGAGAAGTAATTATTCGGTCAGAAAAATTTTCATAGAAATAATTTGACAAGAGTGGACATAGTGTGCATAATAGTTATGCGAGTTCATTTTTCCTAAGTTAGTTCGCAATGGATTTGATTCCTTTCATTTCCTATCCTTTCCGAGAGGGGAGGGACTTTTCGCCTGGGGCTTCAGGACAGTCCCTCTCCTCTTTCCCTTTATTCGGTCAGGCTTTGATTCGGTCAGAAAAAACCTATAGGATTCGGTCAGAATGAGATTTAAAAAGCCCTGCTTAGATTGCGGCAAACTCAGCTACGAGAGCCGATGTGAAGTGCATACAAGGAAAGTGCAACAACTCAAGGACATTCGAACAGCAGAGAAAAAGAAAGTCCTCTATAACTCTAATTATCGCAAGCAGGCAAAAGCGGTCAGAGCCACAGCAATTGTTTGTCACATCTGTGGTGACGGAGCCAGAGTAAACGACCCTTGGCAAGCAGACCACATAAACGCCACAGACCCTAACTCCCCATTAGCGGCAGCTCACAGAAGTTGCAACGCCAGACGAGGAAACAAACCGCTCGGTTCGGTCTGATTCGGTATTCGGTTCAGTTCAAAATTCAGGTATTCGGTTCGGTTAACTTTTATATTTAGAACCTCTACAGCCCTCTAATTTGCTGTTTATAACGGATTTATAACGACACGAAAAAATGTCTTGACACGCTGTTTTTGTTTGCGAAACTTATCTCACGCCAACAGGCGTAACAAAGGAAAGGAAAGAAATAATGACAACAAGAATCACAATAAAGCTACCAATTGGAAAAGTTCTGGAGTTGCTGAAAGAAAAGCTGGCAGAGCGGGAGCAATTGGTAATTGACTATCCAAAGCTAATGGAGCAATACGAGAAAGATTTGTTCAAATGGAGGACAGAGTGTGCTCGCTTTTTGCTAGACAATCCAAAGTCTTTTGAATGGTCAAGTGCCGAAGAGGGTCACTCATACCTTGACGAAGAAAAAAATTCGATTGTTGTAAAGTTCGCTGTAAAGGCAAGCAAACTACCAGAGCGACCTAAGCTACCCGTAAAAGCAACTGACAACCCAAATAACTATATCTTCAAAGAAGAAACCGAAGAACTTGCCGAAGCTATTAGGTTGCTTACTATGGCAGAGGAAGCAGGGCAAGAGACAATTTCGACAGGCACTTACCGCAACCTAAGCAGGTGGCTGTAATGGGAGCACGAACCACTTGGCAGATAAAGACCGAAACAGGTAACGCCGTAACTTGGCTTTATAGCCATTGGGGAGGCGAAAGCAAGCTAAGCGACACGAAGCGGGCGTTGCAAGAAGCAGAGCCACGCTGGGCAGACACTAGTTATGGAGCTCGTATTTTCATAAGTCAGATTGTTGGAGAATTATGGAACTCAGAGTTGGGCTTTGGCATTACAAGCGGAGAAGAAAATAACCCGCCTTTTGAAGAAGAATACGACTATGTAAAGGTGGACTTCACCACGCAAACTATTACTTATGGAGCGTTTGTATTTAGCTTTGGCAACTTTGTGGAGCTAGAGGCAATGTCAAACGCTATGTCAGAAACTAACTCATAAGCAACCGCAACAAACGGAAGGAAAAGAAAATGCCGTATTACCAAATAGATGTGACCTTTACAGGTGACGACAGCTTTATGGTTTTTTCAGACGATAAAGATAGTGCAGTAGAGGAAGCAAGGGAAAACTATGACTATGCACAAATGGCAACTGACAAAGTTTTCGATTTTGTCTTTACAGCAACGGAGGTAAGAAAAGATGCCTAATTGGGTAGCTAACAGAGTATATGTGTTTGGCTCAAAAGATTTGCTAGACACTTTTGCTGAGCAAGCAAGCAAAACCCCAATCACAACACACGAAGACGATAGAGAAAGCGTTTTGTCGTTTGCTAACTTTATTGCCCCGCCTCGGGAAGCCATAGATTCTGGCGAGTATCACGCAACAAACGGATTTGAGAATGGCAAGGAAACGGGCAATACCCCTAACAATTGGTATAACTTCAATAATCGTGAATGGGGAACAAAGTGGGACGCTTGTAATGCTGACTTAGAGCGATTGGACGGGCAACTTAGCTATGGATTTGAAACCGCTTGGGATTGCCCAATGCCTGTTTTTGAAGCTATGGTTGAGCAATTTCCGAAGCTAGAGTTTGAGTTCTGGTGGGAAGAAGAGCAAGGCTGGGGAGGCGAGGCTACTGGTTGCAAGGGACTTTTCTCAATAACAGATAGCTGGGATATACCAAACTCGCACGCTGACTATGTGGGGCGTGACAACGAAGACGGCTGTATTTGTAATTGGGAAGACGACCAAGACGAGTGGTATAAAGACTGCCCTAGAGATGAAGCAGAGCCCGACCCGAAAGCAGGGCAAGCTGAATTGATTAAGGAACACATTATAGAAAAAACAGGCCTGCCTAGGGAATGGGCAGACTCTCACTTGCAGGTAATTCTATGAAAGCTGAATACGATTGCTGGAAGTGCCCTGAGTGGCATCAAACCCGTTTCACTTGGCAAGCCATTAGTTATTGCACTCAGAGGATAACGATAGGCAAGCTGGTTATCACTATCCCCCGTATGGACTGGCTAGATAAATTCTGGTGGCAACAAACCTATTGCGATTTGAGATTTCGCTTCCTCAATTCACAATGCACCGAATGTCGAAGGTGGTATCCAAAGAAACAAATGTGGAAAGTAAGTGACCAAGAAAACTGGTGTCAAGAATGTATGTGAAAGGAAACAATGGCAAAACAAAAAATGACCTATCCGCATTGGGTAAATTACAGGATTAAGAATGTTAGCCCTGAGTATCTCCAAGAAGCCCGCAAGAAGTATTACAGCAGGGGGGGCAGGATAGAAAAGTATGACGAATATCGTGAGTATTGCAAGCTATTCGGATACTATCCCGACAATCCCCCTGAAGGGTATTGGGAGAGTAAAGAAAGGTGGTGGGGCAAGCCAGTTGGAATTTGGCTTGGGCTCACACTAGGTTGGATTGGGTTTATCCTCAGTATTGGATTGCCCTCAGTAAGAAGCAAAGGAAAGGAATGGTAATGAGAAAAGAAAGTTACACGCTGACACAAATACTCAACTCAATCTGGAGGCGAGGCGACCAAGACGAAATGAGCATAAAGCACATAGGTCACGCCCTAGCCGCTATGGTTGCTCACAATGATTGGAGGAAGGGTGATGATTACAATTACCCCGATTATTGCGACTTTGAGCACCCGCAAGCACAGGCAACTTGGCTAAAACAAATGGACAAGTTTCTTGACCTGAAATGGGGCAAAGTGAAGGTAATTCAGGACAAAGTAGGAACGGCTGATTTTATTTCGGTTATCGGTGAAACTCAGTTTGGTTACTACCCTTTGAGCTACCTGAACTCAGATTGGCTGTCTTATTATGACAAGCTCAGCCTAGAACTGAAGGGCAAGCTGAATTCAGTCAGAACTGAAAATTATTCGGTTGCTCAGTAAAAATTATTCGGTTCGGTTGAAATATATAGGGCGGGCTCAGAAATGAGCTCGCCCTAACTGACCGCAATAAAGCGGTTTCGGAAATCTAACAGACCTGTCAAGTTGCCCCGACAGATAAAAATAACGAAATGATAACGATAGGGAAAACACCCTTGACACACCCCCCTAACCCTTATTGAATAGACACAACCCC